GTGCTTGCGAACAATGAATACGTAAATTCTCACAAAACAAATCCCCCGGGCGGTGCTTCCGCACGCGGGGGACTGCTCATATATTACCATTTCCTTTCGTAAACAGCAACATCTTTCTTTGCCCGCTCGAAAGCCTTTACACGCTCCCACCAAAGCCGCAGCGGGGCTTCATGTCGACTCGGCATTGGCAGACCGGAACCCCGAAAAATGCAGCCATGCTGCCGCCCCCTTCACAGACGTTCCGCACCGATGATGTCGGCTATCTCGAACCAGTCACCATTTACACGGATCCGTCGGCGAACCGGGTCCACTTGCTCCACAATGCCTTCCACGATGCAATCCTCGAACGGATCATACATCCGCAGCCGGACCGGTACGCGCTCGTGCAGCGACTGCGCCACGGCCTCCTGGATCAGCTCCCATTCCTGCTCATCCAGCTCTGGCCGCTCCCGCCTGCCGCCCCGGCGCGCCTGATCCCGGCGGGTGCGTATCCGCTCCTTGTGTTCGGGCAGGATCATGCGGCTCGACTCCCACAGTAAGTTGCTCCCCTCGGTCAGTTTGTTCACCCGTTTCACGCCGGCCTCACCACCGGTTGAAATGCCAAAATCGCATCCGCGCGAAACGTCCTCGGCTCCCGGGATGTCATGCAGAACGCCCGGACAATGCCGCCTCTGACGCTGTGGACGAAGATGGTGCGCTGGGTGAGACGTCCGTCGGCGGCCAGATAGATGATCTCGACATAGCGACCGGCGTATTTGGCGATGGGCATGGGATCGCCTCCCGAATGTGTGTTCGTGTGATACGATTATAATAGGAACGTTTGTTCGGTGTAAAGGGGATAAAAAGGAGGCCCACAGTCTCAAAAACTTCCACATATCGCCAAAATGGGACTTTTGATGTAGAATGATAGAAAAGATTTTTACCAAGGAGGTCGATTTTTATAGGTGAAAATTTTGTGGAAATGTCTCCAAGTGAATACATCGAGAAACGATTAGACGATCAAATTAATTGGTATGATGCAAAGAGTGTAAGTGCGCAAAGAACTTATAAGCTTCTGCAAACTTTTGAGATTATTATCGCGGCACTTATTCCATTTCTGAGCGGGTTTGTTGAAAAACATAGGTTAATCTCAATTGCCGTTCCATTTCTCGGCACACTCGTTGTAATTATCGCTTCTTTGTTGAAGTTGGGTAAGTATCACGAGAATTGGTTGCAGTACCGACAAACTTGCGAATTGTTGAAGCACGAAAAGTATTTGTTTTTAACCGGAACAAGCCCTTATGAAGAAAAATCTTTTCAACTTCTGGTTGAAAGGGTCGAAAGCATTATATCGGCAGAAAATATCAATTGGTCGCAACTAGCTACTAAAGACGATGATAAACGTTAATCATCCACCTTCTCATAAGTCTTCTCAAAAATATCCGGCTTGCATGGATACTGTTCACCGGAAACACCGGTAATTATCCAGTCACCAGGTTCTGCTTTCAAAGCCCCTTCAAGAGTTTGAATAATCACTTCAGTATCAGTTTGATATGCTTCCACAATAACCGGTTTTTTGCGAAATTTCATAACTTTCTTCATCCTGCTTCTACCTCCAATTTCTTTATAACATGAAAAGGAGTGCATCAAAACATGAAAACGTACAACATTTTTATCAGCCATGCTTGGAAATATTCAGAGCACTATAACAAAGTCGTTCAATGGTTAAATGAAGCGCAAGATGAAGGAAAATTCAAATGGAAAAATTATTCCGTACCTGAACACGATCCTTTGATTGATCCCGACTCAGATGCAGGTAAGAAAAAACTTAAAGCAGAACTTGAAGGCCAAATCAAACCAGCGTCCATTGTAATCATTCTCGCGGGGATGTATGTTGCTCATAGCGAATGGATTGATTTTGAAATTGACACCGCTGTAAGTTACGACAAATACATTATTGGCGTTGAACCTTGGGGTCAAGAAAGAGTACCGAAGAAAGTTTCGGATAATGCAGACATCATGGTCGGGTGGAACAAAAAATCAGTTGTTGATGCTGTTGCATCGCAATAAGGAGGAAACTCCAGTGAAAAATCGTTATCCATTACCGTCACAACCAACACCAAGACCGGGTCCCACGCCAGCGCCAAAGCCGGCGCCTGCGCCAAGACCAAATCCGGTTCCAGGTCCGAGACCAACGTCACCAAACATTCCAGAAATACGATGAAATTTCATTCCCCGCCCAGCCACACGGCCAGGCGGGGTTTTGTCATTTCTGCGACAGCGATGCGGTTTTCGTCTTTTCGTCCCAGTCGACCTGGAGCCCCAGCGCCTCACCTATAGCTCGCAGCGGAACGTAGGTGCGGCCGTCGATGAGGTAGCCGGTGCCGATGTCCTGCCCGTTCACCACGACGCGGGCGGTACCGGTGATCGTCGGCAGCTCGGCGGGCGCCGGGTCTTTCTTTTTCAGACCGTACACTTCCACGATCCCGGCCACAATGGCCGCCGCGCATTTCCGGCGGTAGGCATCCGACTTCAGCAGCTCACATTCCTCCCGGTTAGTCATAAAACCGCACTCCACGAGGATCGCCGGCATTTTCGTCTCCCTGAGCACGTGAAAATTCGCCGTCTTCACGCCGCGATCCGGCCGGCCGGTGGCGCGAATCATATGCCGATGCACCGCCTCCGCGAGCTTCACAGCAGCCGCCGGGCGGGTGGTGTATACGTAGGTTTCGATGCCTTGCGCCGAACTCCAGCCTTCCCCGGCGGCGTTTGCGTGGATGGAGACGAACACGTCTGCCTTCCAGGCGTTCGCGCGGTCCGTGCGCTCCTTCAGCGGCACGTCACGGTCGTCTGCATGTGTCATGAGTATTTCGACGCCCTCATATCCGTGAAGCAGTTCGTCCGCGACGTACCGGGCGACGGCACTGTTGAACTGATATTCGCGTAGGCTTCCATCTGGAGACCGTTTCCCCGGCGTATCCGGCCCGTGCCCGGCGTCAATGGCGATCCGCATTCTCTGACCCCCCTTTCCCCCTCAGAACCTCGACCGCCCGCTGAAGTACAGGCGGAATCGGCACCCCGACCCGTCCAGCATTCTCGATCACAGACAGCAGTTCATTCGCGAGGAAAAAGAAAATCGCCGCGTCCCTGAACAAGTGCGCATCGCCCAGTGCGGTATCCACCAGATGAGCGGCGGCCACGATAGCGAAAATGCCTACTTTCTTCGCGATGCCCCATGCGCCGACTTCGCTATTCAGCTTTCCTTCTTTCGCGGCGGCGGCCACGCCGGTGATGTAATCCAGCACAACGAACGTCAGCAGAATCGTGAGCAATGACGACCACCCCCCGAAAAGATAAGAGGCGGCCGCGCCACCAACAGCGACGAGAGTTTTAATCCAGTTTTCCATGTAGACACCCCCAAATGAAAAGGCCCCGCCTATGCGGAGCCTTCGTTTTCATTTTCCAATGCCTGTTGCACTTCCTCCCGGATCGTCTCCGGCACGGAATCGAGCGTCCTTCGCCCCTCCCGTATCAGCCGGACATAGATCATGACAATCGCGCTCATGCGTCACCACCACTCACAACCATTTCGTACAGTTCGGCGATCGCTTCCATTATGGTGAGGTTTTCGGCTCGGACCTCGGCGATCTGCTCCGACAGCGACCGCTGATACACCGGCGGCGCCTCCGGGGCGCTCGGGTCCGGGTAGCTGAACACCAGCGTCGGCGTATCACCGCTCACGTCCACACGGTAGCCATTGCACGCGGCAAAGTCGGCGGCGTACTCACCGAATTGCAATTCCAATACGCCCACCGTATCCGGTACGCGCTGAGCGAGTGCGGCGTAGGTCTGAAAATCCTGTTCAATGGTAGTCGGGACGACGGCGCCCTGTCGCTCGCCAGTGTCGAGGATGACGTTTCCTGTCGCTTTATCGTAATAAATTCGGCGGCCGATTTGCAAACCATTCACCCCCAAATATACCATTCGATTTGTCTACCACTCAGATAGGAATATATTGGCAATCTGAAAGCAGTTGCAGTAGCGATGGCAGCGGAACCATCCAATTGATACCATCCCACTTGACCAGAACCAGTATCTTGAGCCACAACAATTTTTCCTTGAGAAGCTCCGTAATAATTGCTCAACCCTTCTCTTCTAAATATTGTGAGCCCTGCTTGGGACAACTGTATAACTCCCAAGTATATGGCGATTATCAAGTTTGGTTCTGTCGGAAGCGCCAAACCCGTAACCTCGATAAATGATTGGGGAACAGTTCCGCCGTCGTCCCTGACAAAAGTTCGAGAGGAGAGACTGCCGGTCGCCACTCCAGATGCCAAAGGACTTCCAGCTGGAAGTAATGTCCCGACCAACCCAAATATCGACACACCCTGCCGAATGTTCGCCGCTACCCAGTTCGGATCATCCCACTGCACGCTGTTCCCGCTGCCACCCGGGTAGTACCCCGCCTGCGGCCGGATACGGAGCGTGGTGCCGCTGCGGGAAATCGACTGGCCCGTCACATGCCCGGTCCGGTTTGGCATGGTGCCGGTAATTTTGGCGCCCCTCGCGTATGCCGTTTTTCCAGAAAGAATATCCGCAGCCACAGCCGTCGCGTCACTGGTGTCCGGGCCAACGGGAATGTTTTGAATGTTCGCCGCCATCGTCGCAAACGTGTCCGTCGGCGACGTAGGAACGCCCTTGCCAGTAATGGCGGCGGCGATTTGCGATTTCCCATTACTGACAGAGGTAAAAAGCTCCGTGATCGCTCCTGCTGCATTTTTCGCGGTCGTGGGTACACTTGCCATATCGCCCAGCATAGAATGCGCGTCCGCAATTCCCTGCTCGATCTTGTTCATGTTTTCCGCGATGATCGGCGTCCCAGGTTCTATTACGTTCCCTTCCGCAGGGATGAGCGTCGTCGTGCCGTCCCCGTTGTTCTGGAGCTGATACGTCCGCGGCCGCTCCACTTCCCGGTTTTTCCATTGTGTCGGTGTATACGCCATTCAAACCCCTCCGTCTCCACATGTGTACATCCCGCAGTATCGAAAAGCGTTGACGTTGCCTTGGTAGTAGGCGTAGAGCAGCGCTAGATTTCGCTCTAAGCGGTTCGCGTCGTTGTAGTCAAACGGGTCATTTGGCGCCCAATTCAACTTGTTCGGTTCCCACCCCGGTGGCGTGTACCTTTGCCGAAGAGCATCAATGTTTCCCTCGATGCGGTTCAGACTGTCAGCGAATTCGATCCTTTTCATGTCGCGGTCTGTGACGGTCACGAGCGTGGGCGGCGTACCGAAATGCGCGATCAACTCGGCGATGTATTCCGTATTGGCCTCGACTCGATTCAGGTCGTTGAAGTTGTAGAAGTCGTCCGGACCCCAATCCGTTTTCGGCTCGACCCACACGTCACACACCGCCTTTCGTCTCTGTCTTTCCACTGAGGTACCCCGCGAACTCGAATTCGTTTTTGGTAATCCGGCTTTGCTTGCGAGCCTCAAAACCGTCCTCGATCATAACGATGTCACCGGGTTCTAAAGCCGGGTTCTGGCGCCAGTTGACCGTATAGATCGCCCGCAAATTACTTTCAGCGAGTATCCATGCGGCCACGTCTGCGGCGTGCTCCGCGGACTGTACCAGCGGATTGTCGCACTTCACCGTTGCGCCCTCTTTGACCCCAGCATTAACAAATGGGATCTCCGTTTTCTGGCCGTTGATGTAAGCGACCATGATCAACGTCTGCACCAGCTTATCCAGCTTAATCTGCGGCTCTTTGTAAACATTTTCGAGAGTGATATTTTTCATACCCCAACCTTTATCAACGGTTGGGAATGTTGTTGACCCGGCATACAGGCCATCATCGCCGCAGTAATACACGTAGGATGTGCGGGCGTCCAGTACGGAAAAGCGCTGAATGGTGAGCACTCCGCCCCGATTTTGGTAAACAGCCGCTTTCCCGGCAATGCCGATACACTGCAAGGCTTTCCGGGCAGATATTTTGCTGGTGAAGCCATTCGTAGCGATCTCTCGTAGCCCTTCGTCAATGACATATCGCGTTACCCCGGCTTCGGTCAGCACGTCAATTGCGAGGTCATAGAGTGTTCCGGAGAATGCCTTGTTATACTCCTTGGCCTCCAGAAGCTCAAAGATATTCCTGGCCGTGAACGTAGTCGTCAAGGCGCCCTCGTCACTTTGCCAGTCGGTCAGGTAGTACCCCAAGAAATTGATGTATTCGAAAACCCCGTCGGATACCTCAACACCCAGCGAAAGCCGGGCCTCCTGCCGCTCGCGCAGAAACCTGTAAAAACCATCGGGATTTAAGATGTTGAATTCACGATCCGAGTTGTCGATTGTAAATTTCAACTCGTTTGCCGGCAACTTATCACCGACAACGTTCATCTGTTCAACCAGGTTGACTTTGATCAGCTTGTCTCCCTCGTACTCCTTCACGACACCAAAGTCGATCTCCACGATCCGAGCCCGCCGGTATGGTTTCGCCCATTTCCTGATCGTGATGGTGATCTTTCCGTAGTTATCCAGACCTCGGATCAACGTGTAGACGGGCTTTTGATTCCCCCGCACGGCCTCATGAGTGATTGGCGTCCCATCCACCCGGTACACGTCGATATCAAAATCCGATGCGTATTCCCCGGCCGCCACGTCAAAATGGACGGTGACCCCCATACTGCTGTGTTCTTCGGTGAAGGTGAATTCCACCACCTGAGGTATCGAAAATGTACCATCCTCCCCGCATATCTCGTCACTCCACCAACCGAGTTCGTTATCTCCTTCGACGGCTCTCGGCGGAATGTGGAAGCTTCCATCCAGTCGCCAGTAGTCCTTTTCAAATGTTGCGTACCGGTGTGGCATCACGCGGATTTTATCCGTCAGTTGGGCCTTGCGGCTGATCTCGGCCTCGGACGTGACTGCGCTTGTGACATCTCCATACGCCTCGTTGTCCAAGACCTCGAATGTCACTTTGGCCGATGTCTTACGGATCGGTGCGTACACGGCCTGCCTGAATTGGGGACTTACGTTTATCACGCCGGACGCACCTACCTTTCGATCAGATTAAACTTGATTTCCTTCCAGCGAATTTTCCCGTTGATGTAATCGAGCGCGCCGACGGACCGGTCACCGGCATAAAATGTACCCGTTTTTCGTTTTCCTTCTTGCGGATCTGGGTATTCGACGGTGAAAAAGACAGGAGAGACGGCACTCAGCACCAGCCGTAAATCAGCTTCCGAAAGATAGTTCCAGGCCAGCTCCAGCTTTCGCTTTGTCGCGATCCGCTCGATGATCATAGTGCCACGAGCGTTCCTTTCTGCTTTGGAGATGTCTTGAATCCCCACCCGATATTCGGACGGAGTGGGGATTTCCACTCCGTTAATCTTGATCATGGTGCCCCCACCCCTTCCTTAGATCGGTTGCAGGATGGCCGTGCCGAGACGTTGCTGTTCGCGTTCGAGTAGCGGGCTCAAGATCCGAGCCAACGTTGTGCCGTCGATCTGGATGACGATGTCGCCGCCGGCACCGCTGTTTTGGCCGCCGCTGGATGCCACCTGGAAGGCGCTCAGAACCGCCGTCCCGACGGCACTCGCGATGGCGTTCACAAAACCGGTATTTTCAAGCGGAACGACGGCCTCTTTTCCGGACTCTCCGACGAGCGCCAACGTCGGTTGATCAATGATCCCACCACGCGCGAGTTTCGGGATTTTGGGAATGCTGATGCCGAAACTTTTTCCGCCGAACCCAGGAACCCATTCGGGGATGTCGATTCTAATGCTGTTGAGACCGTCGATCAGTCTATTAATGCCATCGATAATTAGGTTGAGCGGGAACTTGAGAATTCCCCATAGGCTGTCAACGATCCCCTTAAAGATATCCCGAACGCCTTCCCAGGCTTTTCGCCAGTTTCCGGTGAACACGCCGACGATAAAGTCGATGACGCCGCCGAGGATCTCGAACAATCCGGCCAGCACATCTGCGATCATGGCAATCGCGTCGCTGACTATGCTGATCACAAAGTTGAACGTGTCCACGAACACCGGTCCAAATGTCTTGATCAGCCAGTTCACGATCGGCGAGATGAATTTGTTGTAAATTTCAAGCGCTCCGTTAACCAGCTTCATGATGAACTGTCCGACCTGATCAACCAGATTTTTCAGGTGCATTTCCCACAGCCATGTCATCGTCTCAAGGAACGGTTGAATGATCGGCGCAAGGATTTCGTCCCAGAGCAATTGGAATGTTCCGCGGATGTTATCGAACAGCTCAGACAGATTGTCCAGTAACGTCTGGCCGTACTCTTGCCACAGATTGACGACAATTTGCAACGTGTCCAGGACAATTGTTTTGATCAGGTCGAAAACAGGCTGGATGACAGAGTTATAAACCTCGTTGATCAGATTTGCGCCCCACTGGAAACCCTCGGCGAATTCCCTAATCGCCCATGCGGCGGTATCTGCGAAGATGGGCACGAATGTCCGATTCATTTCGGCCGCAATCGGGATGATAAAATCGTTCAGGACGTAATCCACGAATGGCTTGATCGTGCCATCCAAAACCGACTGAACTGCCCCGGCGATCGTCGGGAATGCATCAAGGAAAGCGGCTTTAATTGTTTCCGCCGCCGGTATCCATACAGTATTTAGTAAGTCGGATGCTGTTGCTGTGACATTCTGAAACGTTTTCGCAAATTCTTGCCACGACCACACCAGAACATCCGCAAATACTGGCGCAAACGATTCCGTGAATCCAGTGACAATCGACGGGATGAAATCGAACAACAAATAATCTGCCGCAGGCTTGATATACGTCTCCGCCAGCTGCTGCGCTGTTTGACCGATCTCTGTAAATGCCGCAACAATCGGCCCGCGTGCGTCAGCGATGGGTTGAAGTGCAGGAATGACTCCAGAGAACGCCACTCCGAGCTGCTGCCCAAATCCTTGCAGTTCCTCCCGCAGGCCGGCGAAAATTCCTTTTACCTTGTCTGCGATCTCTTGCACTTTGGATGGGATCGCATCCGTGTCGATTTGCTCTCCGTCCAGCGCCGTCTGGATGTCGGGAGTAACGCCAGCTGCGATTCCCCCAGCAGCCGCCCCGGTACCGGCGGATTCATCCATCACCTGGTGGACTTCGTCAAAACTGGCGACAGCCCCCTGGGCCTGTTTACCGGCTTTTTCAGCCTGTTCACCAGATTTCGCGATAGCATTCCCAACGGCAGCCTGCGCCTGGGCGGCTGAAGCGGCCTGCTGCGCAACGCTTTGGTTGGTACCGAAAAGTGCCTGCATGAACGCGGCGACGTACCGCATCACATTGGCCAAGGACGCAGCCAGGTTTGTCAGCGCCGGCAGGACGGTGTTGTAGATTGGAAGGAAGGCCTGACCCAGCGCGAGTTGCACTTCTTTGAGCTGCGCGGTGAACATGGCCTGGCGGGTCGTGGTGTTTTGCGCGATTTCCTGTCCGTACTTTTGCGCAGCCTGCTCCAGAATCGCGAAATACCGGATCGTCTGCTGCGTCCGGAAATCGAGTTGATTCCAGGACCGGTTCCCGGCAAATCTGCGGAAAGCCTCTGTGGCCTCAATCATAGCCACGTTGACGTTGATCCCCAGGTCCTCGATCGCTTCGGTATTACCGAGAAGACCGGACCGGATGCGCTCCATGACGTCCTCCATAGTCCGGCCGGTGTAGCTGGCAACGACTGCGGAAGCCTGCAACAGATCCTGCGTGTACTGCGCGACCTGGGCAGTGTTCGTCGCAAAAGAACTTACCAGGTTGGCAAAGACGGCGCCGTATCGCATGGCTTCAGACCGCGCCATGCCGAAAGCGATGGCCTGCTCATTCGCCCACTGCTGGAAGACGCCAACACTGCTTCCCATGAGACGCCGGAGCTGCTGGACAGCAGCTTCGAACTGCATGGCCTCACGGGTTGCGGAGCGGATGGTAGCACCGATACCTATGGCAGAAAGAATCGCAGCAACACCTTTGAACGCGCTTTTGATTCTGTCCGTGACGGACTTTACTTCCTTATTCACGCTGTTCAGCTCGCGCTTGACATTGGCCAGCTCCTTCTTCAGCCCTGACGTCTCGGACGTGATCAGGATCTGCAGCTCTTCCAGCGTCATGGCCATGTTTCTCACCTCGCTTCCGGCGCTCAGCGGCGTATTCTTCGATCCGCGCTTTCATAAGCCGCCAGTCTTGTTGTCGCGGTACCTCCGGAAAGATCCCCGGGAAAGCTTCATGAAGCCGCGGCGGCTTTTGTTTGCTCCCAAACACGATTCCAACCAGATCTGCGATTAGATAACTTTGCTGATAAGCGATCAGCGCCTGAATCTGCAACTCTTCCCGCCTTCTTTTTTGCACCCCCTCAATCGCGACCAAAATTTCCCTGAATGTCATGTCCCAAAAAGAAACTGCATCCACGCCGTGCTGTACAGCGATAGGATGCAGTTTCTCAAAAAGTTCGGTCAAACTGTTTACTGCTTCGCCTTCTTGCCGGCCCCCGTCGTCGGAGCCGCTCTGAAAAAACCGGATACCTTCAGTACTTCAACGAGAACTTGAATCATTCCGGCATAGGAACCGCCATTTTCGATATACCGGTCATAAATCTCGAAAGCATCATCCATCGTGATGCCGTGCTGATAGGTTTGCAAACTGCCGTGCAGGACCGTGACAATCGTTTCAATGCTCGGAAGATCGCTCATCTTCCCCTCGCCAAAAACCGCCAACAGCGATTTGCCGATTTTCCGTTCCACATCGACCGCGATTTTGGCGGGCAAACGCAATTTGTATTCCTTTTCACCAACCGTGAACGTGGTGTAAAGCAATTTGCTCAACCCCTTTTTGGCAATATAAAAAGCACCCTCATATGCGAGAGTGCTTTGAATGCGATATTCCGTTTCACTTGCTTTTGATGGCCTGAACCAGTTCTTTGTGCCGTCTGTCGGCGTAATATTTGTTTACGATGAGAAATGCGTGGATGACACCTGGAACGTAACCCAAAATGGTCAATATGATGTTCAGCAAAAACGACCCGACGTAACCAGTAGACAAAACCGCCAAGGGTGGCAAAAAGCACAAAAAGTAACGCATGATAATGCCCCTCCGTCCACATGGTACTTTTGAATTATTTTACCACAGGACGGAGGGGAGAAGTAAACCGTTTCAATCACCAAGCCCTTACGGCGTCGGATTCGTCACCACAATGTCCGACTGCAGGAACATCGTGGCCGTAAAGGTAAGCGCAGCGTTCACAGTGCCGGCGTCCATTTTCACGGACACGTAAGCGTCGAACTGATGCCCGGTACCATCCGGGTATTCGACTTTGAACGTTGCAAGCTCGTTGTTTTCTTGGAGTCCGCGCAAAATGCGGTAGTTGCTGGTCGGGCCGCTGTTGTCGTACAGAAATTTGAATTGAAGATCGCCCAGATCACGAACACCGGAAATGTATTTCCGCACGCTGTCCTTGAGCGTCGTCACGTCGACCTTTTCCGGATCTCCGCCGAGCTCAGGCACTTCCATGAGCAAGTCAATCTCGGTAAAATCCGGCATTCCATTCGTTTTGTAAAGCAGCTTTGTGTCTTTTGAAAGAATCCCGGACACTTCACATCACGCTCCCTTATTGATGTACCAGATTTGTCCGCACATCAACGACTCCCCGGTATCGCATCGTTTTGTGTATGATGCCACCCGGATCCGGTACGTCGGCCGCAAATTGCCGACGAAAACCAATGCTGTTCATTTTCTCGTCCACCTGTTGCGCCAAGGCGCCGGTTGACTTGTTATGCCAAACGTCGATTTGAATGCTGATGTCGCTGAGCGGGCTGCCTTCAATCCGAAGCGGGTCGCTGTTTGCGAGTTCATAGAACGAGATGTGCGGAAGCTGCGAAAAATCTTTCGGGTACGCATATGACACAGTCACGCCGGGAATGGACTCCAGCAACGCGTTGATCTTGGCTTTGACGTCGTACATCAGCCCCTCACCAGCTTTCGGATCTCGTTGCGGATGTGCCTCGCAACGATTTTCGGGACCACCTGCTTGTTCTGCTCAGCTGCCGGAAAGAGGAACGGCTGCGCGGCCATGCCTGCCCAGTCCTGGCGGTATGAAAGATTCCCGTCATACTTCGGAGGCGACGGCGACGCCTCGCCGCGCTGACCCGTGCCAAATTCGACGTATGGGGCGTAATAGACATTCGTCGAAACCTTGCCGACGACCGTCCCGCCGCGCTCTTCCACTGTGGCCTGAATGCTGCCACGAAGCGTCCCACCGTCGATCTCAGCTACCGGTGCAAGCATCTTTGCGTCGGCCTGAACCTTCATCGCCGCCTGAAGGACGCCAGTCCGGAGGACCTTCCGGCTGTTTCCACCTAGCTGATCCAACTTTTTCAAGAGGCGATCCAATCCTTGCAGGCTCACGATCTCACCTTCTCCAGGTCGATGACAGTGTGCCCAGACCATGGACGGATGGCGACGACCCGGTAATCCGGGTTTTGGATTTCCGGAGGAACGTCCACCCATGCACCAGCGCTTTCGGTGACGGCCGGCCTACCCTCGACGTACATCGTCAGCATGTAGGCGGCACGCTCGCCGTACATCTCCGCCGTGACACGGCCGCCGGCCGGCTGAACGTGCCCGAAGATCGTCACCGGATCGCCCCAAGTTTCGTAGGTCGTTGCATCCGGCTCCTTTTCGGTGATGCGCGGCCGGAAAACGACAGCCCGCTGGTCACGCCGACGGAGCCGCATACCGCACCACCTTCAGCAAGCGATACTGGTTGATCGCCGCCCGGATGGATTCCGGCAAGTCCTCGAATGACCGGCTGACGCCGCCCTCGCTGTGCGACGTCTGCCCTTCCACGCCCTGGCGGTTGTATCGGATCACTGCTATCTGCCGCTGGATCGGTTCCAGGGCGGGCGGAAGCTCTGTCCGGTTAGTCCATGTGAGCAAATCGTTATTCACGTCTTCAAGCAGCAGGCTCAGCGCTTCATCCTGATCCGAGCCGGTAATTCCGAGCATGATTTTCAGCTTTTCGAGGGTGGTCACGGGCTGTCACCTCCATGAAAACGGAGGGCAGCTTATTTGCCACCCTCCGTCTTCTTGTTCTTTGCTGCGCCTTCCGCAGCTGCGTCAGGCTTATCCGACTGGGCGATCCGAACGAACCCCTGCCGCTCATACTTCTGCGCCTGGTGTTCCGTCGCAGCCAGCTTCACGACGTTTTCACGCTGCAGCACGATCATGGATCATTCCTCCGTGGCCACGTAGATTTCGCGGACCTTGTTTTCGGGGATGATCAGATCGTGATACTTGCGGTAGTCGATCTTCCAGGCGTTGGCGTCCTGGTTCGTCATCGGGTCGAAGATGCGGACCACATCCGTCTTCTGAATCCCGATCGGCGCCCGGCGGGACGACACGATCCAGTGGACAGCCTTGGAGCCCACCGCAGGCACGAAGCCGCCTTCTTCCTGGCCGGACGTTTTCCCGTCGTAGAAGACGAAGGCCGTCCGCATGCGGTTCGAGGCCACCGGGATCAGCGGGATGCCGTCGAGGAAACGGATACGCAGGTCAATGCCGCCCTGGCGGAAGTTGCCGACATCAATTTGCTTTTTGATTTCTTCGCTGTTGATCAGAATTTGATACACCGGCCACCTGATCGTGATGACCAGTTGTTCTGTGTCCAGCCCGCGATCCGCCAGGGTGTAGATGTGGCTGTAGAGCTTCTCAAGAATCGTCGATTTGTCGGGCTTATAGGTTTCCTGGTTTCCGGCCGCGATGGCTTTCGTGGCAATCTTAGAGTACCGGTAGGCGTCGATCTCCGGGATCACCTTCGTCCGCTGGAATTCGCTCATGACGTTCGCGGCACTGGCGCCGAAGTTCGTCTCATCGACGTCCATGGCGTCCAGCTGAAACGTCCGGCCGCGGTCCATGGTCAGCTTGTGGGTTTGGTACTTATACGTGACGCTGCCCCGAGGAAAGCCGTTGTCACGGTCATAATCCCCCAGGCCTTGCACCACGATGTCCGGGATTTTGATTTCGTCGCCGCCATTGTAGATGACGTCGACAGCGTTCGCTTCCATCCAGCCGGACGTGGATTGCTGTTCCGCCTGCAGATCCAGCTGGGTCTGAAAGAGCTTTGCATACTCCAGCGTGTTGATCGGCATTTGTCATATCACCTCTGCGCGAAAATATGTTTGATCTTCTCGGCATCCGGGAGCGTGCTGTTTCCGCCTCCCATCGCGCCTTTCGGTGCGCCTCCGCCTTTGAGGCGCTCGTTTACGGCCTGCTCGACCGCTTCGCGGAATGCTTTTTCCACCGTTTCGATGGACTTGTTGGTACTTTCCGCATCGGTGTAGTCGAGAATCTCGGCCAGCTGCTTCGGCAGACCTTTCTCCGCGAGCGTCTCCAGCGCGGTCGCCCGGAGTTCTCGGCGCGTGATTTCCCTTTCGCGCTTCGCCAGCTCTTCCTCGCGTTTCTGGCGCTCGTACTCGGCCTTTTGCTCGGCCGTCATTTTGGCGAGCTTCTCAGCTTCCGTTTTGGCTTCGTCGAGCTTCGTCTGGAATTCCTTCTCCCACTTGGAGCGCTCCTTCGCAATGGTCTGGCCGATCAGCCTGTTGATGTACTCCTGCTGTTCAGACGTAAAAGTGACCTTATCGCCTTTTCCCTTGTCAGCCGGCTCTTGCCCGCCGACGACTTCATCACCTCCAGCGGCCGCGGCCTCGCCGCCCGCCGGGGCATCTGCCTCGGCGAAAAGTTGAAGATTGAGCGGCAAAAGCCGCGTTTTGGCATTTTCGAATTGGTTCGTCATGGTCGATACCTCCCGTTTAACGCCCGTCGGCTTAATCCCGTGACAGCAGTTTAACGTCATGCCGCACGTGCTGGACGTAAAGAAAAACAGCCCGAAAAATCAGGCTGTTTTCCTGCCTTTCACGTAAGTGTCGTACCATTGCTGATATGTCATGCTGGCCGGTACGATCATCGTCTTTCCTGTCGCAGGATCTCGGGCCCGACGCTGCATCTCTATCTCTTCCCCGACATCGATCACCGCGACCGTTGTGCTGCGGCAATTCGGATGCATTGGCGGCATGTTCACCCCAGGGCGGGCGTCGCTAACCAGGTACACTTTTCCATCCTGCTGCCGGCATTTATCCGACGTCCGCAGGTCGAGCGTGGCCACGAAGCGGTATCGCTCGATGCCGGCTTCCTCGTATGCTTCCATCTCCGCGGCGTTAGCCATATAGGTCGTCTCGGTCCTGAGCAACCGGTTCGCGGCGTGTTTGCTGACGGCGAAACGTTCCTCGATCTGCTCCCGCATCTGCCGAATGCTGGCGCCACTCATGAGCCCGCCGGTGATGACTTCGGTGAGCGTCTTGGCCAGAACATCCGTATTGCCCCATATCCGCCGGCTGAAATGCTCGCCGCTCCACGAGCGTTTCAGAATCGCTTCAATTCTCCGCCGCGGCATGGCGGCAAAATCAAAGACGTACCCGGTGCCACGCTGCAGGTCGAATATGGTCCGGTAATACGCCTCGTTAATCGTGCTCATGAGCGCCCGGGTGAGCAGCTCCAGCTCCACATCCGCGATCAGCTTCGACTGGATGAACATGTCAGCCTGGAGCGCAAGCCGCTTCGTGATTCGGGCCGCATACGCCGGCGCGTTGAGGATTGCGAGCAGTCTTCGACGGATCTCCGGATCTTTCACTTTCCGGTACTGTTCGCGGATGCGTTCCCACTCCCGCCGGCTGATCGGCTCGGATAGCAGCTGCCGCGCTTCCTCCGGAGTCAAGCCGTGATTGGCGACGTAAGTGCCAAAGATGCGCTCGACCGCCTCCAGCACGTTCTGCTGCCCGCGATTATAAGCCGCGACGATATGCCGAATCACCGCATCATTCTGCCGGTGATACTCAGCCATCCGCTGCCTGGCCCGGTGCTCCCAATATTCATTGCTCCTCAGCGTCATCTACATCGCCCTCACGCTCCACCGGGAAACCGAACGCCGCCTGCTGCCTCCGCAGGTTTTCTTCCTTCTCAACGTTCTTGGCGTCGACCTCAGCCTGCGGATCATTCACAAAGGACAACTGGCTGACAAGTGTCTTGTGCGACACCAAGTCTTGCAGCTGGGCGATCATTTGCGCCGCTTCCAGGTCGTTCGCCGGCAGATTTCGCGTCATGGTGATGGTGACGTTGGACACGTCCACCGCTTTGCCTTTGACACGGAGGACGTTGGCAAACAACTGCAGCCGCTTACGCAGGCCCTTCTTGAAGTATCGCTCCTTGATGACAGCCAGCTGCTCCAGGCCGAGCAGTTTGTACTTCATGGCGACGCCGGAAGCATTGGCCGCGAAGTTTTTATCCGTCAGGTTCGGCACCATCGCAAACTGGTGGATGTCATCGCGTATCGCATTCCGGAGCACTTCGACGTCGGTCTCAGTAAGGTTTTTGCTGAGCCAGTCGGCGTCAGCGCCCTGATCAGCCGGTAGCTCCAGCACCTTGAACTGCTTCAATAAGCGTATCGTCCGGCTGGCTTCCTCGTCATCATCCCCGATCGACACACCTTTGAGCTTGAGGATCGCGTCCACCAGCTGTTCCTTGTCATTGACCCGGTCCGACATAAGCACATTGTACGCATCGATCAGGCTGATGACCTGCTCGAAGTCACCCTGCTGTTCCTCATTGTTTGAGAATTCCACGATCGGCACACCGCCGAAGTAATGCGGCTCCCGACCGAGCTCCTCATACGCCTGACTGCCCAGGTCCTTCACGAAGTAGCGAATCACTTCTTGCGCCGTGTAAACGTTGACGTTGTATCCGATCACCTGATTGTTGATGTCGCGCTTCTCGTAATAGTGACAGCCAAACAGCGGTCGCTGCTCGACCGTGTCGTCCACGACCAGGAAAATTTTCCGCGGGTCGATCACGGCCGGCTTCGGGATCGGGTTTTCGTCGTCGGTCATGTAGTAGAGCTCCCGGCCGACACCGAAGATCGACAAGTCCTTCGCCAGCTCCGCGTCGTGCGAGTGAACGTCCACCCGGCTGAAAACGTCAAGAATCGGCTCGATTCCTTCACCCTCGTATTTCACCGGGTCACCAAGAACATACCCCACGGCCACATCCGTAATGTATTTCGCATGGTTGGCGACGATCCGGTTGTTCGGCAGCCCCTTCGTCATTTGACGGTTCAAGATCGGGTGATTGCCGAGATAATAGGCCTCCAGCTTATCGAGCCGCGGAATGCTCGTCAGGTGCTCCTGAATGCAATTTCGAATCATCTCCGGCGGGATATTGTTCCAGTCCGGAAGCAACGATCGATCTCGAACAATGGGCATCATCTCACCCCAATCTTCGCCTTATTGCCAACCCGCACTTTCACGTGCTTCATATCATCCTCCAGCGCATACCGCACGGCGTCGATGCTGTGGTTGTCGCGGTCCGGGAAACCTTCCTTCCAGCCGCCGTTCCCGTCCGGCTCGAGCTCGTACCCTTCGAACTCGCGCGCCGTATTCGGACAGCGGACCGGGTCGATGACGATCTCCTCCAGGTCCTGCAGGAACTTGATGCCATATTCCACGCTGTCGGGTCCCTTTTTTGCCCCGACCACATTCACGCCGAGGTTCCGCAGTTCGCTGATCGTCCGCGGTTCGGCGCTGTCCGCCGTCACCCGGGCGTTGCTTTTGTTTTCGGCCTTGATCGCGTCCGCCAGCGCGCGGTTCGACATTCCGACCCTATGCAGTTCGTGGAAGATGTAAAGCCGGCGCCGCGTGGCGTCAAAGTGCATGACCGCGTAATGGGTCGGGTGCGATGCAAAACCAAAGTCAAGACCCCGCTTGATCCGATCAAACCTGGCGATCTCTTCGTCACTGATCCGGCGCAGCGTGAGATTGCGGAATACCTCGCCGCCGGTGCCGACGTCTTCTCCCAGGTACTCGTGCCGGTAGGCCAACTCGTTTCGCGCCTTGAGCGTCTCGGCCTCAATGATAAACTGCTCCCCAAGCCATTCCCGCGGCACGTCCAAGTAGGTGCTATGATGCACAAACCAGCCAGGCGGCGGGTTGTTTTTGTGCTCATGCACCCATGACTTACGGCTTTTCGGCGGGTTGAAGGTATAAAAAACGCGGAAGCTGTCGCCGCCGCGCATGAATGTCTGGTTGATTGTCCGAATGTCTTCTAACGAGAACTCGTCAGCCTCTTCGTACCAGATGAACTTCACATACCCATGGCGCAACTTCCCGGATTTGACTTTTCGTGGGTTGTCGGCACCACGGAAGATGATCGTTTGTCCTGTCGAAATGTATGTCAACCGCATTGGCGATACGCTCGCGTGCCACAGGTGCCTGACGCCAAGCTTCTCGATCGCCCACAGCAGCTGCTCATAGACGCTCTCCCGAATCGTGTCCTTGACCTTCCGCAGCGCGACCGCGTTTGCCTGGGGATCGCGCATCATGCCGACGATGATCTCGACGGCCGCGAACGACGATTTCGTGCTGCCGCGGCCGCCACTGAGCAGAAAATGTGTGGCGGCGCCAGATTTGACTGCGTGATGAACCTCGTAGAACGAAGGTGCGATGAGATCGGTTAGCCGAATTTGCATTTCAAGTCAACCACCACCAACAGACATCTGCACAAAATTCGGGATTTTGTGAACATGTCCGAATGTCCGATCTTCAAAAAAGACCAAAATCGGCCGTTTTCGGCGATTTCGCTTCCGTGAAACATCGAGAAAAACGGCTCAAAATCGAGAAACACGATCTCCGTTTTTCTCGTTATTGCTCCGTTTTTCTCGGTTTTTCATTCGGAACATCATCCACGATCTGCACCGCGCCTTGGACGTCGATCTGCTGCTTGTCGATCCACATGCCGAAACGCTTGCCAAGTAACTCTAGGGCCTTGATCTTGTCGGCGAATCGGATCTCTCGCTCGATGCCTGTTCCACTCTCCGTCGGGATCGTCTTCACCTTTACACTGGCGATCGCGGCCGTGTCATCCTCTGTTGCTGTGGCCATGATCCGCGCCTCATCCATATCCACGACTTCGGGCGGATTCACAAAGGCGATACGGGCGAGCTCGCGGATAATGCGCTCCTGCGTGACGCCCGTCCGACGCGACAGCTCAGCCATCCGCTGGTCGATGTACGAACGGACGCTAACTTTCGCTAACAATCGAGCTGCCTGCTCGTTTGCCGTCCTCGGACTGTACCCCGCCCGAATCGCCGCCTGCGTCGCGTTCAGGTCAATCAGGTATTCATCCGCAAAACGCTGCTGTTTCGGCGTCAGGCTCATGATCACCACCTCACACAAAGGCAAAAGAAAAAGCACCCGAAGGTGCTAAGACTTTCGTATGATCAGAGTTGTTTCAACTGGCGGGCTGATGATTTCCTTACCGTCAATCACTTCATTCATCAAATCATGCACCGCCACAAAACGCAACTCATTTTCTATTTCCGAGATCAGCTTAAATTTCCCTCGAACATCATATTCGGACTGGATCCACTCCCAATCTCGTTGATCGCCTACACGTTTCTCATTCCCGTCCACAACCTCAAAGATCTCAAACTCTTTCCAGCCCAAAGATTCGATTTTTTCGAGTATCCCCTTCATCTTTCTCGCCTCCTCCCATTGCACTTCGACAGAAGGAAGCAATTTCCTGCAATCCCCGGACAGCCGCCCCGCACCGGTCCGGTCCCGGCGGAGGAGGCGAGGCCCGCTACTCGCCAGCGAGGCGGCCGGACGAAAAAGAGCCCAGGCCGATTCGGCCGGGCTCCGGAAATATGCTTCTCCGATGGTATCAGTTTATCATGATTTGCGAGGCCAAAAGTCTCATGAAAGTATCATTTCAGCGCCATCCAAGTTTTTCGGCGATGGCATAAACAATCTCGTCGCGCCAGCGTATCGCAGTCGCACGACTCACATCCAGCCGCAACGCAATCCCGTCCCACGTCAATGTCCTCGGCTTGTCCCAATACCGCAGCTTCACCAGCTGCTTTTTCTTTTCCGGAAGCCGTTCTACTACGCTTTCGATTGCATCAACAATACGCTCAAGCTGTTCAATGCGTCGATGCGTCACCATCAGCACCGCCGTCCGTCCAGTCGGATCGCCAGGCATGTTCCCACGGCTACCACCAACGTTTTCATTAGGCGGCGCTGAAGCATGCAGAATCTCATTTTTCAGCCGTACGATTTCCTTCCGGGATTCGTGATAGGCGTACAGCTCAGATTCCACATGCTGAAAAGTGCCTCTGCGGAGTTTGATAATCGTGGTCATTGTTCAATACCTCGATCGACCATAAACTTGCGGATCTCCAACAGTTTTCGCTCAAGAAACTTTTCGACGGTCTTCCGCTCGATATCATCCAATTCGTCAGGGTTCTTGGAAAAAGCTCGTTTCAAAATCTCGTTTTTCTGAATCTCGTCCTGCATACGTTCGTATTTCAGGTTGTGCTCGGTCACGTTTCACCGCCTCCTGTTCTGGTACTGATCCGGCGTCCGCAACACATACTCATGCCCACTCACCCGAATGACGGTCGGCACTTCTTTTTTCGTTTTCAGAATCGTCACGACAGGCCGGTATCGGTGGCCCTTCGGTCGATCGTATTTTTTCATTCCACCGTCACCCCGATTTCGTGGAGGATGTTGCGGGCGCGCTTGACATGGTCAAGTGCGATCGGGGCATAGTCCCCGTCCGATCGGCGTTTGATCATGTGCGTGTCTTCGTCGGCATACCACTTGCGGATGACTTCGGCGGGGGATTCGGTGACAAATATGCGGTCACTTCGCACACTCAGCATCATCACGCCATCCACTATTTCGGCGCTAACAATCAGTTCGGGGGAAACATAGACGGGTTCGCCATTTCCGCTTTTGGTAAACCGTATCATGCGTTCCCGTTCATCAAAAGTCCAATATCCGGATTCGTCCCAGCGAACATAAGAAATAATCTCGATTTCTTTTTTGGAAAACGTGTCGTAGTAATATCCTGATACAATGTCTCCTTCGTAGATTTCCTGTCCATTTTTGTCTTTCAGGCCGGTGTATTGCCCGACCGTTTCGGGATCGACTTTCCACCAGTATTCGCAGTTGAAGTATTCTTCGCAGAACTCCACGATGTCACCGACAATAACGTCTTTGCCGATCAAATACCCATACACCCATTCGCCGTTGTCTTTTCTTCGTCCGCGATATTGACGCATGGTTTAGGCTCCTTTCATCACTTCTTTGGCTATCTCAGCCAAGATTGCCCTCCGCTCATGAGGCGGGAACCGGTTCAAAATGACCATGATTTCGTCCGTCGCCTTTTGCATCCGCGTCGGCCCGGGATCGCCGATCATCGCGCTATAGGCGACCCCAGTTTCGCTGCTCACGCGGGTACTGTGGCGGTAGAGGCGATGCGTCTTCACATCTCACACCTCCCGTCGCGGCAGTCGACGCCGTAGGCAGCTGACTCATCTACCATTCAACACGATGTCCATCGCTTCCTGGTAATGCTTCTCGGCCAGCCGGTATGCCCGGGTGTGCAGCTCGTCCATAATCCGCCAGAACTCGCGGTATCCGGCCTTTCGAACCAGCTGGTAGAAGGCTCGCTTTTCCTCACGGCTCATTCCAAATGGCTCCTTTCAACGTTTGTCCCGTCATGTCCCTTCATGTCCCGTCGCCATTTTTCGAAGGGACAGCCAGATGTCGCGTCATTATTGGGCTTTCTCTGTTTTGTCCCGTCGTCCCGTCATTTTTGCCGTTTTCTTTTACATGTGCGCGCGTGCGTGTGCGCGCGTGCGCGTATATAAGAATAGAGAGATTGAAGGGACGAAGGGACAGAAACCGGATTTTCCTAGAGTTACAAGGGCTGAAGCCTGTCCCGTCGCTTGTCCCTTCGCAAAATCCCGACGGGACACGACGGGACAAATGTCCCTCCGTCCCTTCATGATTCGTCGATTTTTTCAATATCTCGACGGGACGACGGGACAAAGTACCGACATTTTCGACCGGTCTTCGGATCTCGTTGCTGCTTCGAAATTCCGAAATCGAATTCCCGCTGAATATCAATCGTAAACGTCTGCTGCCGGGGAATGTTCTCCACACCCTCCTGCTCACACCATGTTTTGAACTCGGCGTACAGCTCTCCAGTGTGTTTCGAAAGCAGATATTCCTCGGTGATGTCGTTCTCGACAAGCCAGGTAAGCGCATGAGAACTTTGCACCTGGTAAGTCCGGATCGCTTTCTCCACTTTCTCCGATCGCGTGAAGCCTTTCTTGAGCAGCCGGCGAAGGCCCCGGACCGCCATGTTCAGCAGGTAGCTGCGGGCCTCCTCGGAAACGACTTTCTGGGAGATGTCCGGATCGTAATCCGGATCTGTATTC